GAGGAAACGGCGGCGCTGCTGGGAATGCCGGCCCAGGGGGGAATGCCGGACCAGGGGGAAATGCCGGGACTGGCGGAAGCGGGGGGCAAGCAGGAGGCTACAGCTTCATATGCCGACTTCGAGAGCCCTTTCCATGTGGATGCCCGTATGGCGGAAGAAATACTTCCAGCATATGGAGTAATGGTTCAGGTGCCGGAAGTCCTGGTGGAGGAACTGGCGGTAGTGTGGGGGTTTTTGGCCAATCAGGTAGTGGTGGAGGAGGTGCAGGTGCCGGCAACAATGGCAATCCAGGATCAGCCTCTTTTGGCCCTGCAGGAACAGGTGGCGACGGGGGAGGTTGTGGGGGAGGTGCATATGGCATAGGAGGTAACAGCTATGACGCATTCGCGGGAGGCGGTGGTGGCGGCGGCAATAACGGCGGCGGAGGCGGCGGAGGCGGAGGAAGGGGTGTCCCCGGAGGCGGCGGAGGCGGTGGTGGTAGCGGCCAACCAGGCGGTGCGGGCGGAGGCGGTGGTCCAGGCTCTGTGGCAAATACATCTACTGTAAATTGCATCTCGGTGTCTCCAGGCGGTAGCTATCCGATTACAGTCGGTTCTGGCGCATCCTTTGTCACAGTTGGATGGAATACACAATGACAAATTCATTTGAAAAAAAGCGTAAAGCTATGGAAGAGGAAAGGATTCGACAAGATTTTGAGTCCATGTTGAATAGAGCCCGTTCTGTTATGGTGGGTACTGCATTTGGTGGGGTAACGGAAATTTCAATGCGGAGCAATGACGGCCGCGTTTTGTGGACTCCAATGCAGCCAGTTGAGGTAACAGAGCTTATCCATCAACTTGCAGCCAATATAGGCTGTCATATCCATTTGACGCCACGAGATGATTTTGCTAGTTGGAGAAATTGGAGGGTGACGGAGCAGCAGCATAAACATTTGAGGGGTCACCCGCCTCACCCCAACGACATCTCCCCTCACGTGCGGGTTGGTACTGATAAATTTACGCAAAAAGATCAGCTTTTAACCGAGAGTTTTTTTCCACCAGAAATGGTAAAAAACGAATATGAAAAGGAATTAGAAAATGCTGTGGCAGCTCAAAAAGATCTCAACCGGCGAACCATTGAATCAACCCCAACCTCTACCTGAGAATTGGGGGCCGATCTTTGGGATGGTTGGTTTTATTGACCAGATCGGAGATTTGTCGTTTGTAGGTATTGAAGACCAAGGTTGGTTTCAGGTCGAAGGGGATGCACCTGTTGCACCCCCTGTATCTACTCCCGCTGAGTTAGCGTGGGACAAAGCCAAGTCGTTGTTGGCTGCCTCAGATTGGGCCATGCTTCCAGATGTCCCATTGCTTAACGGCGATAAAAAACTTTGGCAGTCGTATCGCAAAGCACTGCGTGAAATACGTCTTCAAGTTGGGTTCCCTGACAACATTCTCTGGCCCTCAAAACCGAAATGAACGAAGAAATTGAACAATCGTTTTATTTCCCATCTCCGGTCTATTTAAAAAGTAAACCGGAATTTGTGGACATCGTAAAAGCGGTGTCCTACGAGTTTTTTGCTAATCTGCCCAAGGATGTAAACGAAATATACCCGGTTCGCATGACTCACGATTTGAGTGGCGATGCTCGGTTGGCTGACTTTTCTCAATACGTCTTGCAGACCGCGTGGGACATCCTTGGGGCACAAGGCTACGCAAATGCCAATTTAAATACGTTTTTTACCGGGGTTTGGACGCAAGAGCATCATAAGCATTCTTTAATGGAACAACATGTTCACGGCGGAATGGACCAGATTGTTGGGTTTTATTTTCTTGATTGCCCAACAAACTGTTCAAGGGTTGTCTTTCATGATCCCAGGCCCGGAAAAGTTCAAATCAACTTACCAGAAAAAGATCATTTACAGGTGAGCTGTGGCAGCAACACTATTAATTTTGCTCCTGAACCTGGTCTATTAATTTTTTCTAATGCGTGGCTGCCGCACTCGTTTGGGCGTCATGCCTCCAACGTACCTCTAACTTTTGTGCATTTCAATATTGGTGTGCAGTTTGCACCCACGTGTGTTGCGCCACAAGCGGAAGTAGTTTGAACAAATATCTCATTCGGTTTAACAAAAGCCGAGGACAACTGGGGCGTGGGACGATGGATCATGTGTGGCGGGTGTTTGAGAACGACAGGGAATACTTGTTTAAACACTTTAAGCTAGAGGTCTACGCTGAGAGTGAAATGTCTTCAGGGCCAGACTGGAACATAGCCTGTCAGGGGTACATGACAATTGATCGCGAAACCTCTACCGCTATAATAAAGAGTAGTTAATGTTTTTTTGGTTTAAGAAAAAGGAAATTGTACTGGATTGTTTTACTCACTCTGGCATTGCGTATCAATATGCAAAACCAGATTTCGCGTATAAATTTTTTCCGGAATGGTTTCTTAAGCTCCCCAAGACCATTAAAGACGAGCATGGAAAAATTCAGGCACCAACTATTAAACGATGCCAGGGGTTTAAGCGGTATTACACAGCAAATACAATAATTATCCCCTCCCCCTTTCACTTTCTCTTAAACATTGGGTCAATAGATGAAAAAGGTTACAGTTGGGAAATAAACTACCCAGAATCTGTAATTGGGCAGCACCCCCTTGAGCAGTACCAGGGGCTTACTTCAGATAACTATCAACATCTTAAAATCCACGTCCCATGGGAATTTAAAACAAATAAATTTGTAGAATTTATTTGGAGCGACCCCGTATGGAACAGAAGTAATCTGTTGGATTACATTGTTTTGCCGGGGATAACTGACTATAAATACCAAAATACAGCCCACGTAAACATGTTTGCAGAATATCGGGATGTTCCTCGTCAACTTGTATTTACACTAGGGCAGCCCCTGGCCCACCTTACTCCCCTATCTGACTGCAACTTAACAATTAAATATCACCAAATAAGTGCCGAGGAAATGGATCGTCATGGCTTTATTAGTTCTAAATCTAGCTCATTTGATGGCAAACCTCGATATGTAACAAACAAACTGGTTATCCAAGCCGCAGAAAAACGTGACGCAATCAAAAGGTGCCCTTTCCATTTGAGGTAGCTATGACCGAGAAACTGGAAGCCAAATCTCAATTCATTGAAAAGATGGCATTTGCCGTCTTGCCCATTCTCTTTACCTGTGTCGTCTACTTAATGTCCGCGTTGGACAAACTCGCGCATGAGGTTACTGTACTTAACGCCAAAATGTCCCTTGTTGTCACTAGCGACAATAAGCAAGCCGTGAACTCTGGTGCTGAACTTGCGCGGGAAAAGTTGCGGCAAGAACTTGAAAAAGAGATCCAGCGCAACCGCGACATGATCCACGATAACCAAAAACACATCAGCATCATTGAAGACCGAATGGCGAGGAAGTAATGCCCGCTTGCGCCATCTGTGCTGGTGAGTTTGCGAAAGACGACCTCATCATCCACGGTCGCAAAGATTACTTTCTGTGCAGTGCGTGCAAGGCGGACGTAAATCGCCTGGACCGTTTTGGGCTGTCCCCTTCCGATTTTGATCTTCTTCTGAAGCTTCAGGGGTATAATTGCGCTGTTTGTCAACAGCCTCTCAAGCTAAAGCAGTACAAGTTTGCGGTAGACCACTGCCACGACTCTGACGATGTTCGAGGGGTGCTGTGTAAACGATGTAACACGGCACTTGGCACGTTTGACGATGATCCAGATTTGATTTTGCGGGCCGCGGAGTACTTGAACAACCCCCCGGCGTTAGGTGTTGTTAAGCGGCATAATGGTCGCAAAAAGGTTTCATTCCTTCGCAGCGAGTATATAAGGAGGCACGAAAATGGAGATTGTTGAGCTTTTCTTTAAAGCCTGGCCCGTGCTCCTTGGTCTTGTCACCTTGATTATTGTGTTATCAAAGCTTGACTTGCGTGTTGCCGTGTTGGAAGAAAAAGTCAAGAGCGCGTTTGAAATCATCAACAAGATGAGAGACAAAAATGGCTAATTTCGAACAAGCTTTTGAGAAGATGATTTATGACGAGGGCGGCTACGTCCTGCACACTGTACCCGGTGACACGGGTGGAATGACATATGCTGGAATTGCACGAAACAAAAACCCAAACTGGCCTGGATGGAAACTCATTGATCATGAAACCACAAGCAATCCGCTACTTAGTGGGATGGTGCGTAACTTTTATAAAGTTGAGTTTTGGGATCGTGTACGAGGGGATGAGATTGCGCAACAAGTTGTTGCCGAAAACATCTTTAATTTCGGGGTAAATACTGGACTAGGTGTTGCAGTTAAATTGGCGCAGTTAATTGTTGGTGCTACTCCAGACGGCGCAGTTGGAAATGTGACCCTGCAAAAGTTAAATGCCGCAGAACCAGAGAGTTTTAGAAAAGCCTATGCGCTGGCAAAAATTACTCGTTATGCAGATATCTGCAATAGGAACCGCACCCAATCTAAATTCCTACTTGGCTGGATCAATCGCACTCTGAAAGGGCTGAAGTAATGAACTTATTGGGCATTGGATCAATAATTGAAGGTGTTGGCAAAGTTGCGGATTCGCTCATTACAACGGATAAAGAACGGGCAGAGATGGCGTTGGAAGAGCGCAAGCTCGACCTGGAGGAAAAACGCATTGACCAAGCTACAGACCTCGCGCAAGTGGATATCAACAAAATCGAAGCGGCGTCTACTAGTTTATTTGTCAGCGGCTGGCGTCCTGCTGTGGGCTGGATTGGGGTGCTTGGCTTGGCTTACCAGTTCCTAGGATATCCGCTGATGCAGTGGTGTTGGGCTTTTGGCCAAGGTTACGATATCATTCCAAAAGGGTTAAATCCCCCGCCGGATCTTCAAGTTGAGCAGCTAATGACCCTTTTGGCAGGTCTCCTTGGTTTTGGCGGAATGAGGTCATTTGAGAAGCACAAGGGTGTTGCGAGCAAGTAATGCTTCAGAAGATCCTGTTCAAAGCTGGTGTTAATCGTGAAAACACGCGGTACACCAACGAAGGGGGTTGGTACGAGTCGGACAAAGTCCGGTTTCGTCAAGGCATGCCTGAGAAAATAGGCGGCTGGACTCAATACAGCTTTCAGCAGTTTCAGGGCATTTGCAGATCCCTTTGGAACTGGGTGACTTTAGGAGCCCAGGACCTAATCGGCGTTGGCACAAACCTCAAGTTTTACATTGAAAACGGCGGGGCGTTTTACGACATCACCCCGATTCGTAAGTCCAGCACAGTTAGCAACCCGTTTACCACCAACACCGCTACAAATATTAATGGAACGACCAGGGTCACTGTAACTGACATAGGTCATGGTGCAGTAGACGGCGATTTTGTTACTTTTTATGGCGGCACGGCAGTTGGTGGGGTAACAGTAAGCGGGGAATACCGGCTTACTTTTGTAAGCGGAGACTCGTACACCATTATAGTAAATGGAACCGCATCGTCTTCTACGACGGGTGGTGGCACTGTTTACGCGGTTTACCAGATTAATGTTGGGCCCTCGTTGGCGCTTCCTACCAGCGGATGGGGCTCGGGTACTTGGAGTTCGGGTGTTTGGGGAAATTCTGGCCAGTCTGTTGACCCCCTTCGCATCTGGAACCAAATGAATTTTGGCCAGGATTTGATTTTTGGGCCAAGGCTTGGACCGTTGTATTACTGGAGTGCAAGCATTGGGTATGAGCCCACGCAAGTAGGCATCAGCAACGCTTCTCCTGCTGTTGTAACCACTACAGTTAACGTGCCCGACAAATACCCAATTAGCTTTACCACTACAGGAACGCTGCCTTCGCCGCTGGTTCCTGGACAAACGTATTACGCCAGGGGCGCGTTAGGGACGACATTTAACCTGTCTTCTACTCCAACTGGGGCGTTGATCAATACTACTACTGCAGGCAGTGGCACTCACAGTATTTCGCAACGTGGAGTTTTAGTGTCGACGTTGCCCAACGCCAATTCAGTGCCGTTGACCCAGAATTACTTCACAATTTCCGACGTCAGTCGATTTGTGATTTTGTTTGGCACCAACGATTACGGCAGTACGACGTTTGATCCTATGCTGATCCGGTGGTCGGACCAGGAATCTGTAACGGAATGGCAGCCAACGGCAACAACGCAGGCTGGCAGCATCCGCTTGTCTCACGGATCACGGATCGTTAGTACGGTGCAGGCCCGTCAGGAAATCGTTGTTTTTACGGATTCGTCCATATATTCCCTGCAGTTCCTGGGGCCTCCCTATATCTGGGGTACTCAGTTGCTAGGAGACAACATTTCAATAATTGGGCCAAATGCTTCAGTGATTGCCTCCGGCGTTGTTTACTGGATGGGCACCGACAAGTTCTATGCGTACAACGGGCGTGTTGAAACGCTGAACTGCGACCTGCGAAAATTTGTATTTAACGACATCAACAAAAACCAATCGCTGCAGATTTTTGCTGGCACAAATGAAGGGTTTAACGAGATCTGGTGGTTCTACTGTTCTGCAAGTAGCGATGTTATTGACAGGTATATCATTTACAACTACTTAGAAAACCTCTGGTACTACGGCACCCTGTCCCGTACCGCTTGGCTGGATAGCGGGCTGCAAAGTAACCCTGTTGCAGCTACGTACAATGGCTGGCTCTTGAACCAAGAGGTGGGAGTAGATGACAACGAGACTGGGACGCCCGTAGCAATCGATGCGTCGATTTCGTCGGCGGAGTTTGATATTGGCGACGGAGACAACATGGGTTTTGTCTGGCGCATGTTGCCGGACGTATCGTTCCAGGGTTCAAGTCCCACGGCCCCTGTAACTCCACAGGTCGAAATTACGCTTTTCCCGATGCAAAACGCGGGCTCTGGAACTGCAAATCCATCTACGCAACCCGTGATTTCCGGGTCAACTTACGTGGTCCCAGAGACGTTTACCGGGCAGATTTACACCCGCGTTCGTGGTCGCCAGATGATTTTCAAGATTCGGTCGAACACGGTGGGGACCGCGTGGCAGCTGGGTGCGCCACGTATTGACATCCGGCCGGATGGAATGCGATGACATTGATTGTCACGTCGGAGTTTGACCTAAACAGGGTTGCTCCGCCTAACCTTCCGAATGCTCCGCAGCTGTACGATCCGCGGTTTCAGGAACAATTCAACAATATCCTGCGGTTGTACTTCAACCAGCTAAACAACATTTTGGGGCAGCTTGTGGCAAGTACTCCTTCGTTGCCAATTACCTTTCCAGCAACCTCTTTGGATGCGTTTGGGCGATTGCAAGTAGCTACTCCCTACACATTGTTTGATAGTCAAAGCCGGTATGCGGCTGACAATCAGTTTGACACGTCGACCAGCGGAACTGGGTCGTCGACGTTCAATACTAACCAATCTAGTGTCAGCATGAGCGTGACAGGGGGTGGGGTTGGTTCGGTTGTTCGTCAGACCTTTCGGTCCTTCTCATATCAGCCCGGCAAAGGCTTGTTGGTCCTCGCTACATTTCAAATGGACAATGGCACGTATGCCAATTTGAATCAAAAGGTTGGGTATTTCAACACCGAGAATGGCGTG